ATACCTATATGCTACGTCATACAACTAACTCTAAGTTAGATGTTAATGATGTTCGTGGCATTCTTGATATTGCTTACACAACTATTGATGACTATACAGTTATGTCAGAAGCAATGCTTGAGCGTCAAGTTACCCGCCAGCAAGCAGTGGATTACTTCAAGAAAGTATTCCCATTACCTAGCAAGATAGAAGATGCACCTATTCCACTGCTATCTGCAGGTGAGAAGGTGCAACGTACCAATGCTCTCAACCACAGAGCCAGAAGCCTAGACATATACGAGAACAGTCCTACTCAGGAGAACATCCGAGAGACTGTCTTCGGTTTATGGCAGGCAGTTGTTGAGTATGCTGACCACGGCAAACCAGGTAAGTCAAGGTCACTAGGCGTTAGAACAATGTCAGGTGGCAGTGATAACCTAAAGATAAGAGCACAAGAACTAGCACTAGCATAGGAGACTATATGCCAAAGTATAAAGTAAGAGCAGTAAATGAAACAATTAGTACACACAAAGACTATACAGTCAGTGCGGAAGATGAAGCAGAAGCAGAAGAACTAGTTGTTGAAATTCTTAGTGATAAAGACGATGATGACAACTGGGAAATAACCGAAGTAATAAGAATAGGAGACTAACAATGGAAATTATCTATACAGATAAAGATGGAAACACAGTCAAGTTCACCGAGGAGATGGCTATTGCAGCCATCACTGAACGTGATACCTTACGTGTATCATTAAATGATTGCCAAGATAGGTCAAGTAGATACTATGGCAGACTAGTAACAGTAAGAGAACAAGTCTATGAGTTCTTCAACTCTCGCTATAATCCTGATACGGACACAGCAATAGAATGTGAGATAGATGATGTTAATGAACTGCTCAAAAACATTGGAGCCGAAGAACTAAAGAAACTATGGACCGTCCACGGCACTATTAACTTTACAATTACTAACGTTCCCGCTTCTAATGAAGATGATGCATTTGATTATGCGATGAACGAATTAAATGTTGAAGTCAATGGTGATGCCGACTTAGATGACTGGACAGTAGACATCTCAAGCGCAGCACAGCAGTAACTAAATGCCCAAAATATCGGGGCATACCTATGATGAGGCACAGCAAACAGGTAAGTGTCTGGTAGGCAAACACGGTGAATGCAAGGGTACCGCGGTCATCGGTATCCACGCACTCAGGAGACTATGTGCTTGCCAATGCCACGCCGACTCAGATAGTTCAGAAGAAACCCCTTCCGTCATCTGATACTATCTGCCTACTGAGATGGGCTGGAGTTTGATTAGTCTCCTTTTCCAGCCCGTCTCTTTTATAAGGAGACAAAGAGAGATTTATGCGAGTAGAAATAGAGCGGGATAGATATGGGCGTCCATTAATAATTCCCAAAGCAGGAGGCAAACCAGTTGCTTATACAAGAGCAACAACAATTGCTAACAGTTTAGATGACCCATCAGCATTGACTGCCTGGAAGATGCGTATGGCTGCAATAGGTTTAACAATACGCAATGATTTACTACTAGCCATCAGCGCAGCAGGCGATGACAAGATGGCTATTAATAAGTTGATAGAAGATGCTATGGAAGTAGCAGGCGCTAGCCGTGCAGCCAACATCGGTACAGCGCTACACGCAATAGCAGAGAAACTAGATTTGGGACAGTCACCTGGCCCAATACCAGACGAATGGGCAGGGGACATCCAAGCCTATGAACAAGCAACAGGGCATCTCAAGAAGTTCTTTATAGAACAGTTCTGCGTGTTGGATAAGTACAAGATTGCTGGTACTCCCGACAGAATAATTGAATATAAAGGCGAGAAGTTCATTGCAGATATAAAGACTGGTCGCATTGACCACCCAAACAACATTGCTATTCAGTTAGCAATTTACGCCAACGGCTCCCCGTATGACGTTGCTACGGGTCGCCGTGGTAGTTGGGGTGATATCAATAAAGAGAAAGCAGTTATCATCCATCTTCCAGCAGGAACTGGTCTATGCAAATTAGTTTGGATAGACATTAAAGAAGGCTGGAAGGGAGTACAATTTGCAATGAAAGTAAGACAGTGGCGAGACAAGAAAGGTCTTGCTACTCCATTTGAAGAACAGGAGACAATCAGTGGCTAGCACTGAAGCACCAATTAGTATCACAGTAAAAACACCAGCAGGCTCACTAGTAACAGTCCGTGCAGAACACGGAGATGAACTAGACCAGTTAGTAGCAACAGGACTAGATGCAATCAAGTCAGCAGTAACAGAACTTGAAGCAGCAGCCAAAGGCGTAAGCCCAGTTCAGCATCAGCAAATGGCACCAGCACAGATAGCAGCAACTCTTGGTGCATCTATCATTGACAGCCAGCCAGTAGCAACACCTGTTGCTAACGGTGGTTGGGGTTCAGCACCATCAATCAATGGACGTAATTGTCCCCACGGCAGGATGACTGCTATACAGGGAACAGGTAAAGATGGTAAAACATATCGTGGTTATTTCTGTCCAGCACCTAAAGGTGCAATTGATAAGTGCAAAAATGTATATGTCAAAGCAGGAACACCAGAATGGAATACATTCGTAGCAGACCAAGTGAAGTAAATGCGTACCCTTAAACGTAGTATCAACAAAGCAGAGGTAGGCGGAGAACCATTACCGCCTGCCTTTGCTGCATTTGAACGGGCAGGAATTATCCTGCGCCGTGCAGAAATTACAATGATTGCTGGCACTCCAGGTGCAGGTAAATCATCTATTGCGCTGGCTATTGCAGCCAGAGCAAAGGTACCTACGCTATACTTCAGCGCAGATACTAACGCCCACACTATGGCTATGAGATTACTTGCTATGTCTACTCGTATCACACAGACAGCAGCAGAGCAGATGCTAAAGCGTGAGCCACAGCAAGCAGAAGAAGTTCTTACCTTGAACAATCATTTGTTCTGGTCTTTTGAATCCACTCCCACTCTTAAAGATTTAGATGAAGAGGTCAGTGCATTTGAAACAGTTTGGGGTAGAAGTCCTACACTGATAGTTGTAGATAACCTAATGGATATTGCAATGGATGGACACGAAGAATTCCAGGGTATGCGTGCAGCAATGAAGGAGTTAAAGTATCTTGCAAGAGATACCAACTCAGCCGTGCTTGTTCTGCACCATACTAAGGAAGGTTTTGATAACTATCCTTGCCAGCCTAGGTCAGCAGTGCAAGGGCTAGTTAATCAGATACCAGCAATGGTATTGACTATCGGTCAGATGAAACAGGGTGATGATACTTATCTCTGTGTAGCCCCAGTCAAGAATAGATACGGGCGAGCAGACCAGACAGGTAATAACTACGTCAGCCTAGCCTTCAACCCTGACAGTATGTATCTAGAAGATGTACAAATCAAATACGCACAGGAGACAATGTAATGGAAACTAAGATATGGGACTGTTCATTCAGCCAAGAAGATGTAGAAGTATTACTAGGTAGAGCACTAACAGATGGTGAATGGAACATAGTAGTTGATGAGTTGTATAATAACGATGAGTTATATAATGCTCTTCAAGAAATAGTAATTACAATAGTTAAAGAAGCACTTGTTTGAGCAGTGCATCTAAACGCAAAGGCAGCGGAGCAGAACGAGATGTAGTCGCTTGGCTTAAAGCCAACGGCTATCTCTATGCAGACCGCAGATTAGCAGGTGCTACCCTTGATAAAGGTGATATCAGTGGTATACCAGGAGTAACAATAGAGATTAAGAACCACGCTAGATTAGACCTTGCAGGTTGGATAGCAGAGTTAGAAATAGAAATGAAAAATGATGGAGCGTGGACAGGAACTGTGCTTCACAAACGGAAAGGAAAAGGAGACGTAGGTGAGTGGTATGCAACTATGCCAGCAAAGGTATGGCTCGCTCTCTTAAAACAAGCAGATGGAAAAACATAGTATTGCTGCATACCTAGAGTATATAGGCGCCGCCGTGCCATCGGGTGGGCACGGCTGGCGCAAGATAAAATGCCCATTCCACCCAGATAAACACGCATCTGCTGGAGTTAACTTTGATGAAGGTAGATTTAAATGCCACGGATGCGGTGTCGGTGGTGATGTTTACGATTTAATTATGCACAGAGAGGGAGGTAACTATCGTGAGGCTGTCAAATTCGCAGAGACAATTTCTCCTACAGGCAGCGACAGAATACGCCAAACACATAAACCAAGCAGCAGATTATCTAGCAACGCGGGGTCTGTCGGTAGACGAAGCAAGGATGTTTCATTTAGGAGTAGTGGACAATCCATATCCAGGACACGAAGGCTACAAGGGTAAGTTAGTAATTCCATATATCACCCCATCAGGGGTAGTTGATTTACGCTTCCGTAGTATCAGAGGTGAGGACCCCAAGTACATAGGACTACCAGGGGCAAAGACAACTATGTTTAATGCACAGGTAGTACTAACAGCCAACGGCTACATTTGTGTAACCGAAGGGGAGATAGACTGTATTACAGTAGCAGCCAAGACAGGGCACCCAGCCGTAGGTATTCCAGGTGCTAACAATTGGAAACCGTACTACACAAAAATACTTGACGACTTTGATACAGTTATCGTATTAGCAGATGGTGATAGTCCAGGGCTAGAGTTTGGCAAAAAAATAAGTAGGGAGTTAGGCAACGTCAACATTATTCAAATGCCCGAAGGGCACGATGTAAACAGTATTGTTCTACAGGAAGGGTCAGGGTGGTTAGATGAAAGAATCAGAAAATGCTTCGTACGATAATGAGCCAGAGGTATGGGATTATATTAGAGAAAACCCTAAGATTATGGGGTTACCACTATCAGATAACAAAGCAATAGATATCTGCACAGCCTTATTAGATGTTTATGAAATCCTAAGCAAAGACCCAGAAGCAGCCAAGTCTTTACTCAGTTTGTTAGCAACAGTTTTGGTTGGTTCAGCAGAAGGTCAAGGAAAAGAAGTAATAGAAGAAGTAATGATAATGGAGGCAATGCAAGACCTAGACCGTAGATTGAAGGGAATACTAGATGAAGGACACTGAACACCTAGAAGAAATCCTAAGTCAACTAAGAATTATAATGATTAGAAAGCATCAAGACTACGGTCCTTATAACATAGCCAATGCCCCAGGTGGGGCAATGAATGGGCTGATAGTCAGGATGCACGACAAAATGACACGGCTAGAGAACCTGCACTACAACCATAAAGGCAACACGCCGAACTACGAACCTATTGAAGATACCCTGCTTGACCTAGCAAACTATGCAATAATAGGACTAATGGTACAAAGAGGATTTTGGGAAGGCTTGGATGGCGCAGGAGTACATAGAGGAGTATGACGCTTTAGTAGCGTCATTAGCAGTGGAGTATCACAGAAGATACCCAATGCTAGAAGCCCTAGATATACAACAGATACTATGGCTTTGGTTCCTGACCCACTCTAGAAAATATGCTGAGTGGTCTAAGTTAGACCAAAAAGATAAAGACAAGTTAATAGCCAAATCCCTACGCAATGCAGCCCTAAAGTTCTGCGAAAAAGAAAAAGCCAAATCAGCAGGCTACGAGTTGATAGATGTTTATTACTATGACAGTACAGTTATAGAAGCATTTCTACCTAGTATTATTTCTGAAACATATGAAATGCCAAC